TTAGATTTTGACACTAACAAAGTTCCATTCAAGCCAGATATTATATGGGCGAGCCCTCCTTGCACTTACTTTTCTGTTGCCTCAATTGGAACGCATTGGAACTTGGACAACACGCCTAAAACAAAAAGTGCAGAGTTAGGAATGATGATTGTTCAAAAAACATTAGAGATTATTTCTGTGTTAAATCCTGATTTTTATTTTGTAGAAAACCCAAGAGGGAAATTGCGAAAGTTGAAAATTATGAGAGGCTTGCCACGAATAACAGTTTGGTATTGTGCCTATGGTGACACCAGAGCCAAGCCAACAGACATATGGTCAAACAACATAAGGTCACTATTTAATCAAGAAGGCTGGCAACCAAGACCAGAATGTCACAACAATAATCATCACTGTCATCACGAAGATGCGCCAAGAGGAAGCGTATCTGGCACACAAGGGTTGAAGGGAAACTACGAAAGAAGCAAAATTCCAAATGAATTATGTGTAGAAGTTTTAAAATCAGTCAACTGATTACGTTATATAAACAAGGATTGATTAAACAAAAAAGAATCAAATGGATAATAGAAAAAATAACGGAGGGGTAAGGGTAGGCGCAGGCAGACCAAAAAAAGCTGATGAATTGAAGCTAATTCAAAGGCTGGACAACCTTATTGATAACGATGCGGTGATTCGGGTACTTGGTGAGCAAATACTAAAGGGCGATGCAAGGGCGTTGTCTTTGTATTTCGGTTATAGATATGGCAAGCCAAAAGAATCCGTTGACATTACATCCAAAGAAGGATTCAATATCAATTTCCAAGACTTGATAAGATTTAAGTGATTGACGTAAACGAGAAGTATGCACCCATAATGTCATCGGACTCCAGATATTACATTGTTACTGGGGGGCGTGGTTCGGGTAAGTCTTACTCAATAAATCTTTTGCTTGTCTTGCTTACCTATGAGGAAGGCCACACTATTCTTTTCACCAGATTTACGCTGTCATCAGCTTACATTTCCATCATCCCAGAATTTATTGACAAGATTGAAACGCTAAACATTCAGGAGCATTTTCGTATAACAAAGGATGAAATCATCAATCGGCTTTCAGGCAGCAAGATTATCTTCAAGGGCATCAAAACATCGTCTGGTGATCAGACCGCAAACCTAAAGTCATTGACCAACGTAACCACTTGGGTTATGGACGAAGCTGAGGAACTTGTTGATGAATCCATCTTTGATAAAATAGATTTGTCTGTGCGCAACCTGAATAGACAGAATCGGGTTATTATGATTTTGAACCCAGTCACAAAAGAGCATTGGATTTACTCACGGTTCTTTGAAGATAAGGGCGTGATGGAGTCCAGCAACACAATCAAAGACAACACCACCTACATTCACACCACATACCTTGACAACTTAGAAAACTTATCAGACAGCTATTTAAGGCAGATTGAGGATATCAAGCAACGCAGGCCAGACAAGTACAAACATCAGATGCTTGGTGGGTGGTTACAGAAAGCAGAGGGCGTTATCTTTTCCAATTGGAGGGTGGGGTCGTTTAAACGAGTGGGCGTTTCGGTCTTTGGGCAAGACTATGGTTTCGCTGCTGACCCATCAACATTGGTTGAAACTAACATTGACACCGCCAATAAGATTATCTATTTGAAGGAGTGTTTTTTCTTAAAGGGGTTGACCACTTCGGAAATTGCTTTACTAAACTTGAAACACGCAGGCACTAACTTGATTGTGGGTGATTCCGCAGAGCCAAGGCTTTTGTCTGAGATAAAATCAAAAGGATGCAATGTTGTAAAAGCTATCAAGGGGCAGGGGTCAATCACATATGGCATATCCTTGCTTCAGGATTATGATATGATTGTGGATGACAACAGCATCAACTTAATAAAAGAACTAAACAATTACTCTTGGCTGGAAAAGAAATCAAAGACCCCGCAAGACAACTGGAATCATTTGATTGATGCAATACGGTATTCCGTATCATATCAATTGCAAAACCCTAACCGTGGGACATATCACATATCATAACATTTGTGAACAATTTGGTTGATAACCAAGAAAGGTGTACATTGCATTATATTTAATAACTAAAACAGAAACAATGACTATTACCCAATTTAATAAAAGCAACATCAAAGCCCTAAGAGTAGACTTGAATGAAGCAATGCAATCTTTGTCCGACAAGTATGGAGTTAAGATTCACGCAGGAAACGCAAGTTTCAGTTCTAATGAAGTGACCTTCAAGGTTCACCTAAACGTCCTAAATGAAAATGGATTGGCACTAACGAAAAAAGCAGAGCATTTTGAGTTGATGAAAGATGGGGTTGGATTAGGCCATCTTAGCATAGGTGACTCAGTAAAATTGAGTGGTGATTCTTACATTTTAAGTGGATGGAACAATCGTGCATCTAAGTTTCAGATTGAAGTTTCCAAAAACAATGAGAGTTACAGTTGCAGTGTTACATCGCTTTTACTACAAAACCCCAAATTATCATAATTAACAGCGTATGAAAACAATAAACAAACCAATCAAGACAATAACATTGCCAACACTGGTGAGGGTTCAACACTTTGCCGATGGAAGAATAAATGTACTGAAGCCGAAATATAGTTAAACGCATAGGCTTTGTGTGTGAAAAGGATGCCTGCATAAAGAGGCTTTGCAAAATCCTTTCAAGGGTGGTCAGAAATGGCTGCCCTTTTTTTATATTTAAGCATCACTACAAAAACCCCCATTGAATACGTTATATAGATATATGAAACTGAAAATCACAGTCCCGACATCTCTAAAGGACATTACCTTGCGGCAGTATAAACACTTCCTAAAGGTACAGGAAGATATTACAGACGAAGCATTCTTGAATGCAAAGATGATTGAGATATTTTGCAATCTACGTCTTGATGAGGTGATGCTTTTGCATCTCAAAGACTCTTTAGAGATCACTGATGCAATTACAAAATTATTTGACGAAAAGCCTCCATTGGTTACGATGTTCAAACTGAATGGTACTGAGTACGGCTTCCAGCCTCAGCTTGACGAGATAACTCTCGGAGAGTACATTGACCTTGATACTTTTATCTCAGACTGGGACAATATAGAGAAGGCAATGAATGTTCTCTATCGTCCTGTGCTTGTTAAATTGAAGGGCAAGTACAGCATTGACGAATACCAACTGGGTGCTGAAGCGAACATTTTGGATATGCCAATGGATGCCGTGATGTCATCAATTTTTTTTTTGTGGAATTTAGGGATAGACTTGTCACAAACTATGATGAACTCTTTGGACACCAACAATCAGACACCAGCCTTGACGGAGTATCTCAATTCTCAAGAAAGTGGGGATGGTATCAATCGCTTTACGGACTCTCTCAGGGAGATATTACAAGATTTGAAGGTGTCACTAAATTAAAAATGCACGAATGTTTTATGATGCTTTCGTTTATGAAGGACAAAAACGAATTGGAGTCTAAGCAAATAAAAAATCAATTCAAATGAGTGAACAGAATCAAGGCGTAAGGGGGTACTATCAGTTGACCCAAACAATCAAGACAGCACTGCTTGAGGACATCAACATCAATACGGTAACGACTGGGGACATTACCGATGTCAACCTAAACAAGCAAGATATCTTTCCGCTTGGTCACATCATCATCAACAACGTGATTGATACAGAGCAAACCCTAAAGTTCAACATCACCATTCTTGCCTGTGATATTGTTAACCTATCCAAAGAGCCAACGGTTGACCGATTTACAGGGAACAATGACGTACAGAATATCTTGAACACACAACTGGCAGTCCTCAATAAGCTGATTCAAAAACTAAGAATGGGCAACCTTTTCACTGATATGTACCAGCTTGACAGTGCGCCTTCTTTAGAGCCGTTCTATGACAGATTTGAGAACCAATTGGCAGGGTGGTCAGCCACGATGGACATCTTGATATACAATGACATTTGGGTTTGCGACTGATGGAGTTTCCTAAATTAGATGCCGTCATCAATAAGTACGCTAAGTATGTGGTTCAGCAAGCCAAGTCCAACTTGACAAAAGCCAAGAAGGGTGGTGGGCCATTGTATGAATCCATCGCATATAAAATAACAAAAGAGGGGTCAACGGCATATCTTATTTCTTTTTTAATGGAGAACTATGGCCTTTTTGTAGATGAGGGAGTACAGGGCGCAAATCCCAGTTTGGTAAATAGTTCAAAAACTGGAAGGGTGGGAATACAAAAAGCCCCATTAAGCAAATTCAAATACACCAGCAAAATGCCACCGATGCAAATGCTTGCGGATTGGGCAAAGAGCAAAAATGTGAGATTCAGGGTTGGAAAAGGTCAGAAGGGTGGCGGTCAGTTTAAGGCTGGCAGCTATCAATCAATGGGCTTTTGGTTGCAGAAAAGTATTTACGCACAAGGAATGGAACCCACATACTTTTTCTCCAAACCATTCAACAACGGTCAATTTGATTTGTCGGAAAATATGCTTGATGCCTTTGTACAAGATATTGATGACCTATTAAGTTCTAAAAAATAAACAATGCCAACTAACTACGCCCTACGCACTCCCATTTTTGCTCAAGCAACTTCAACACTTGCTACCACGCAATCTGCAAAGCTGCTTCTATACAATAGCGGCTCGCTTATTTACACCATCATAAAAAGTGCCACGCAAAATGTTCCAGTAATCTTTGAGGTGGCCGAATTGCTGAGAGATTACCTAACCATATCTTTTCCCGAAGACCC